TCAATGGTATGCACTAGCTATTTCTAGTCAACATGATATTAAGTGGACTTTATGGATGGGTGAGGACGAAGTAGGAGAAACAATGATAAATTTAATTCAAATGTATTCAGGCAAAAACTTTTACTACCTTACGCATGATGAGATTAGAAAGTTTAATTTAAAAATTGAACACTGGTTTACATTCATAGACCCTTCATTAATTTATTCACCTAGCGACCTTTTGAAAATATTTAAAGAAAGTAATTCAGATGCTTTTTTTATAGACCCTTACACAGGATTAAAACGGGGTTATGGGTTTTCTGATAACTACGATTTTTTAAACGAGATGAGAGAATTTTGCAACAGTTCAAAGAAAACGGTTTATATTTCTTTGCACCCATCAACAGAAAGCCAAAGAAGTACGGGGCAATTTCCGAAAGGACACCCGCTAGAAGGACATCAAAAACCGCCAAAGATGGCAGACGCTGAAGGGGGTCAAGCTTTTGCAAATAGAGCTGATGACTTTTGGATAGTTCACAGATTTACACAGCATGAAACAATGAATAACGTTACTCATATCCACGTACGTAAAAACAAAAGGAATAGAACAGGGGGGCAACCTACCCTTATGGATTTTCCTTTACCTTTTGATTTTAATAGCGGTTTAGGTTTTAGAATTGGTGGATACGATTTAATAAAAAGAAATACTTTGATAGAAAAAAGTGAATATTTAAAACCTAATAACGATTTTTAATGGACGACTTAAGATTAACACAATCGGAAATTTATTTATCAATGACAATAAATAAACTACTATTTCGCAAAATAAGCATGAAAAGAAAAGGTTTAAGCGACTTAAAGATAAAAGAAGTAGAAAGTACTATCAATGATTTAAACATAGTCTTAAACACGTTTAAAACACTTGAGAAAGAATGGAGGGTTGCACGAAGTAGATGTTCAGATTTAGAATTGCATTGGCTAATAGCTAAAAAAGAAACAACCGAACAGATTAAAATTAACGATGAACTAATAAAAATGATATGAAAAAAGAACTTGAAAGATTAGGATTTCAACGAGTGGATACTCCTGATATAATCTTATACAGAAAATATAATATTACGATTGAGAAAGTATTTTGTGGTTATTTAATTAATAAACCGTATAAAATATTCAAAACAATTGATGAGTTAAAAAATATCATTAAATTTGGCAAGTAATGGAAAAGATAAACATCAAAGCATTAAGCGTAAATTCGTGCTATCAAGGTAAGAGATTTAAGAACCAAGTACATAAAGAATATGTATTAGAAGTTATGAGGCAACTACCTATTTTTTTTATTGGACGACCGCCTTACAAGCTTATTTTAGAATTTGGATTATCTAGTAAGCTTCAGGACTTAGATAATTGTATTAAAGTTTTTCAGGATTGCTTAACAGTGAAATATGATTTTAATGATAGGGATATTTATCAACTTGAAGCGGTTAAATTAAATATTAAAAAAGGTGAAGAGTATATTAAATTTGACATAATAGAAACAAGATGAGCGACATAACAATGTGCAACGGCAATAACTGCCCTAAAAAAATAGAGTGCTACAGATTTACAGCATACGCAAGCGAACACCGACAAAGCTGGTTTTGTGAGCCGCCATTTAAGATAGTGGAAGATAAGTTCACGTGCGAAATGTTTTGGGGTGATAGGAACGAGGGAATTATAAACCAATTTAAAGACATAATAAGATGAGTACAACCTTCGGAGTAAAGATACCTATCACGGGTGAAGTTATACCAATAGCAAGGAGAATGAACGGTAATATAAATTTTACTAATCCAATAGCTGAACTTTTAGCAGACGAAATTAAAGTGATAGCAATGAATAACGATAGACAAGGTATTTACACAATTAAAGATTTAAAAGATGGGCAAAGTAATAATTGAGTTCGATTCAGTAGAAGAGCAAGACGATATTAATATGGCATTGAATGGTTATAAGTACAGCGTTATTCTGCATCAGTTAGATAATGACTTAAGAAGCATAACTAAGCATGGGGTATATAAGAATATAGAAGCTACAGAGCAAGAAATAGAATTAGCACAGGACTTAAGAGATAGCATACAATCATATTTATCAGAATTTAACTTATCATTAATATAGCTATTTAAAAAACTTGTTTACCTTTAGCGTATGGTTGAAAACATAGAACGAATAATGGAGCTGTTTAACTCTGGAATAGGGAAAACAAATGTAGCGAGAACAATATGTGAAGAGCAAGGAATTGAATTTGACCATAACCATAGGAGGAGCGTAGGCAAACTAATTAATCGTAGGTTAAACAATGGTATAAATCAGGAGTGTGAAGCCGTAGGTATAGATATAGAAAAAGTAAAGCATTACTGGTATAAAGGGGAGCATTATTCAATCAATGTAAAGGGGGTCGAAAACGAATCCTTTAACTACGAAGAGTTTAAACAAGATTTTATCAGCACAGTTGAGAATATTAAACCTAACCATATTACAATTGAACGTTCGGAACTCATCGAGGACTCGCACTGTTTACTTATAGATCCAGCCGACATTCACATAAACAAACTTTGTTCTGCATTTGAAACGGGGGAAGAATACAACTCACAGATTGCAGTTCAAAGAGTTAAAGAAGGCGTTTATTCAATACTTAAGAAAAGTAAATATTTCAACATTGATAAGATTATTTTAATAGTTGGTAACGATGTTCTAAACACCGATAATGCTAAGAGCCAAACGACAAAAGGCACACAACAAGACACACACTTAAAATGGTTCGATGCGTTCATAATGGCTAAACAATTATACATTGACATTATAGAAACTTTGGTTCAAATTGCAGACCTAGAAGTAATTTATAACGTCTCTAATCATGACGAGATGAGCGGTTTCTTTCTAATGGATTCTTTGTACAGTTGGTATAACACGCATGAAAATATAGAATTTAATCGTTCCCCTTCACACCGTAAGTATACAACCTACGGTAAAAATCTAATCGGAACAACTCATGGAGATGGAGCGAAACAAAATGATTTACCTCTATTGATGTGTCATGAAGCTTCAAATTATTGGCACGATTGTAGACATAGATACTGGTTTACTCACCACGTTCACCACAAGACCAGCAAGGATATTATGAGCGTACAAATAGAGTCATTACGTTCACCAAGTCCTGCTGATAGTTGGCACCATAAAAGCGGTTACCAACACTCCCCTTTAGCAATTGAGGGGTTTATATTTCATAAAGAGTTCGGACAAGTCGCACGTTTAACTACACTTTTTTAAAAATTATGGATATATTTGAAACTAAAATACTACTTTTACATTTTAACTATCATTGTATAACGAAAAAAAACGTATCTTTGTCAATGATATTCACTTATTATTTAAACTAATGTACACTATAATAATATCACTATTCATTGCTATAATACTACTAAGGGAATGGTCATTATCTAGCAGAGCGAAATCTTTGCTAGGTATAGACCCTTTCAAATTTGTTAAGGTATTAGATTGCTTTCCATGTTTTACTTTTTGGACTTCAATAATAGTTGTAATTTGCACACAAGAAAACATAATTTATTCACTAGCTACTTTTGTAGTGGCTTCAATACTAGACAAACTATGGAACTAAACATTCAAGGACGTATATCTTTAGATATATTAAGAAACAAAATAACCGCTAATAATAACAAGTGGGATTTTGACGAGAAAATACATATCCAAACAATATACCAAGCAATAACAAAAAAGACGTTGTCTTTAAATTGTTCAGGTTGTTGGATTAATGCAGTTAACATAATTAATAACTTTATAAGATTTCACGAAACTGCACCATTAACGATAGTTTTAGATACTGAAGTAATAAGTGGTAAGTTTGAAATAATGAGCTTTAAAGAAATGAAAGCATTACTGAAAGATAAAGGTATTAAAATACCACGTAACGCGACAAGGGAAATACTAAATAAATTAATCAATGGCTAAGTCAGATGAGTTTATAATCAATTTAGGCAAGCATGCAGATAACTATATTTCTGAATGTTTAGCGCATACTAAAGAAGTTGTTTCTGGAAGCGGAAAAGTTATAGAAGTTAGAGATAGACATATCCCTACAATAGACTATTTTCTTAACATTTGGATACCGTTATTAAACATGGATAGTATATCTAGAGTTACTTATTATAAATGGCTTCATTCAGAAGATGAGTTAAAAGCTTACACTATAAAAAAGATAGAGGGTACTTTCAAAGCCTTAGCAACCGATATAGTAGCCAATGAAGGTAAAGGTATATTCTACGCTAAGAACCGCTTAGGAATGCACGACAAACAACATATTGAAACTAAAACCGTAGAAGGATTCGACTTTGATAATTAAAGGATATAGACCGCACGATAAGCAAAAGGAAATACATCATAGTATAAACCATGAGCCGTATAAGTATTATATTTTAAATATCGGTAGGCAGTTTGGTAAAACTATGCTAGGTATTAATCAATTGCTTTATTGGTCTATGAACGACAAAGGTTGTAGTATTGCATGGGTTACTCCCATATATAAGCAATCAAAGAAGGTATTTGATGAAATGGAAAAGGTTTGCCAGCGTAGTGGATTCTTTCAATTCAATAGGTCAGATTTAACTATCAAAGGTTTCGGTTCTACTATTCAATTCTTTTCTGGTGAACGTCCTGATAATATAAGGGGTAATACATTTGACTATCTTATAATGGATGAGATAGCATTTAGCAGAGAGCAACTATGGAGTGAGGTATTAAGTGCAACCGTATTAGTTAAGGGTAAAAAGATACTGTTTATTTCAACTCCAAAAGGTAAGAACCATTTTTATAAGCTATCACTTCAGCATAACTACGACAATAGATATAAGTACTTTCATTTTTCTAGTTATGATAATCCAATGATTAGCGTTGAGGACTTAGAAGAACGTAGACGTAATTTGCCAGACCATATATTTAGACAAGAATACTTAGCTGAATTTTTAGATAATGCTAGTGGCCTATTTAAGAATATAAAAGATTGTGTTAATGAATTTCCTATATCAACTCCATTAATGTTTGGCGGTTTAGATATTGGACGAGCAGACGATTATACTGTACTCACTATTATTAATCGTGATAATCAAATGATACACGTTGAACGATGGAGACAGGACGATTGGACTAATATAATAAACAAGGTTGCTGAAGTAATTAATAGATTCAGAGCAAAGATATATGTGGAGGTTAATAACCAGGGTGACGTATTCTATGAGATGCTGCATAAACAATGCCGTACATTTATAGAACCTTATGTTACATCTAGTAAAACAAAACCCGTTATGATTGAAGACTTAGCATTACTATTTGAGCAAAAGAATATATCTATACTTAATCAAGAGTGGCTAATAAACGAACTAGAAGCCTTTACTTATATTTATGACACAAAGACTAGAGGGGTTAAATATTCAGCTCCTCAAGGTGTACATGATGACGGGGTAATATCTTTGGCCTTAGCAATACAATCTAGAAAAGACTTAATTAAAAAAGGTCATTATATTGGTACTCATGCGTAGGTATTCAAATAATTTATTATATTTGCAAGCATGAAAAACAATATCTTTAAAAATATGGTGTTAAGAGAGATACCAGAAGCTGAGTTTATTAATAATATTCTTATCAGTCCTTTGCCTAAGATAAAGGTTAACGGTATATTCAGAGAGGGTAACGATATAATACTATTGGCTATTTCAAAGTTCAGTTATTCATCTGTAATCGAAGCTATGAAAAACCCTAAAATAATAATAATGTTATGAGAAAATCATTTATAATGGTAATAATAATTTCATCAATACTATGGTATATAATTATAAAGTCCTTAATTTAAGTAGTAATGACTACGCTAACATGGCACACAATAACGCAAACGCTTTAAGGTCGATAGGTGTTATCTGTGAGGACTTAACATTAAACAGCCATGTGTTTGGATATACTGAAGAGAGTAAGGTTGTGGATAGGCAATATATTATAAACCACGTTAATAACTACGATGTGGTACAGATATTCCATAGTTGTCCAGTGATCCTTTCACTTATTGAAATAGCTAAATTCAAAGGTCGATTAATTGTTTACCATTCAGGAAGTAGATATAGAGACGAACCGTTTTTTTATAACAACATATTCAATCCAATAGTTTACCGTTGCATTACAGACCAAACAGAGTTTATGGAGTTAGGCGCGAAAGACATTGCATACTTAGCACCGCACACCGATTTAAAGCCTGTAGACAAACGCAAAGAAGGTAAGCTTATTATCGGTCATTATCCTAGTAACGCTATCGTAAAAGGCACGAAAGAGATTAGGGAAATGTTAGAACCGTTTAAAGATGACTTTGAAATAAGAATAGACGAAACGATTATACCACATGACGAAAACTTAAAACGTATTGCAGAGTGCCATATTTACATTGAACTTTTTAAGCCTGAATTGAACGGCAAACCTTACGGATGTTTCGGAGTGACTGCATTTGAAGCAACCGCTTTGGGTTGCTTAGTTGTTACGAATGATTTAAACAAAGAAGTTTACGAAAATGTTTTTACTAGACATGATTTTTTAATAGCAAATGATAAAGAAACTTTTAGACAAGTTATGGGGGTAATATCTATGTTAAAAACAGAAACCTTTAACGATAGATTTCATAAAGACTTTCATAGTAAACATTCAATAGAAGCTACAGGAAAACGAATACTAGATTTAATAAAATAATAAGATGAATTGTAAACAAGTAAAAACAAGTAAAAAAGATTTAGAACTCATTAATTTTGCTAAATGGTTAGGAGAGAATCATTTTAGATTAGTAAATGTTTCAAATGATGTTTATTATTGGAACTCTGAATCTAATAGTGTTGTAAATTTAAGTACAAAATCATTGGTTAATATTTATAAGCTAGAACAAAAATTAAAATGAAGGCAACTAAAAAAGCGTGGAAAAGCGCAACTGAAAACCTTAGAGCAAGGCAACAGAAAGCACAACACGTAGATGATAATAGAACCGCTCCGAACGTTTTAAGGGACTATGAAACACATTTAAACAAGTGCGGTTACGGTAGTAGCATTTTAGACGTTGGTTGCGGTGGTCAATTCCTAAAAACTTGTATTCCTGAAGATGTTGAGTACATCGGACTAGACGCTTTTCCAATTGAAGGAGTACCAACGTTGAAAGGTAGTATTGAAACTATTGAGGGTATAGAAGTTGAAACCGTTTGTTGTATGGCTGTACTAGATAACTGTTTAGACTTCGATAAAGCAATAGATAATATTAAAAAGATAGCGCAAAAGAATGTGATTATATTAACTGGAATAGACATTGAAGTAGACCAATACCATACTTTTAAATTACAGTTGTCCGATTTTGAAGAACGTTTTAAAGATTGGAGTCAAACACACTTTGAAGAGTTAACTCCTAAGGTATGGTTACTATGTTACAGCCACTAGTAAGTATTATAATTCCTTATTCAATTGATAGGGGTTATTTAGATGTAGCAATTGAAAGCGTTAAAAAACAAACGTATTCCAATATTGAGTTATTAATACAAAATGATAATGTTAACGTATCAACAAATATAAACAACGGTATTAAACGCGCGAAAGGTTTATATATTAAATATCTATGTGAAGACGATTATCTAACCCCTAACTCAATTACAGATAGTGTTGAAGCTATGCAAGGTTTTGACTTTATTCACGGGGTAGCCAACAATGTACATACAAATAGCGTTCAAGTTCAATACCCTAGATTTAAACATCCTACTTTTAATGACATGATATACAACAATGTTATTCATGGTGGTACACTAATGTTTAGAAAGGACATTTTAGACGCTGTAAACGGCTTTGATGAGTCATTAACTTGTGCTGAAGAGTACGATTTAAACCTTAGACTGTTAGATGCTGGTTATAAGTTAGGATATACAGATAAGATTCTATACAATTACCGTAGACATGACGCTCAAAAGAGCTTAGGTAAAGGAATAAACCAAGGTGAACGAGCGCAAAAGATACAAGCAATT